GCCTCTAACAAAGGGTTGTGCTGGTTGTTTAGAAACAGGATTAAAGATTCTTAAGAATTGGTCAAATCTATTCTCAGAAGCAACTAAACTAGCATACGAAACAAAAGAAGTAGTAAAGAAAGTAAGAAAGAAAAAAGCATAAGATAATGCACCCTACTAGAATATTTAAAGAAGATAAAGACCTACAAAAAGCGTGGAGTGAATACAAAGAGTATTTAACCAAAGAGGCTAATAAGTGGCTTAAAATTCAATATGTAGGTAAAGATGGTGAAAGAGTTGCAGACGCTCAAAAAGTACCTTACACGTTAGAAGGTTTCAAAAGATTTTGTCGTGAAAATTACGGAGAAGTAGAACAATATTTTTCAAATCAAAGCAATTATTACGATGACTTCGTTGGTATCTGTCGTGCGATAAGAGAAGAAATAAGAGAAGATCAGATAGTTGGCGGCTTATTAGGTTTCTACAACCCTAGCATTACACAACGTTTAAATGGACTTGCTGAGAAAACTCAAAATGAAAATAAGACTGTAGAAAGATTCGATTTCGATGTCAACGATTAAAGGATATACACCCCATTTAAAACAAAAAGAAATACATAACTCTATAATCAATGAGGGTTATAAATACTATATCCTAAATATAGGTAGGCAGTTCGGTAAAACAATGCTAGGTATAAACCAAATGTTATACTGGGCTATCAATCACAAAGGATGCAATATTGCATGGGTTACACCTATCTACAAACAATCAAAGAAAGTATTCGATGAAATGGAGAAGGTCACTAAGTCAAGTGGCTTGTTTGAGTATAATAGATCCGACTTAACTATAAGCGGTTTCAATTCTCAGATACAATTCTTTTCGGGTGAAAGACCCGACAACATTCGAGGGAATACCTTTGATTATTTGATAGTAGATGAGATGGCTTTCACACGTCCAGAGTTATGGTCCGAAGTGTTAAGTGCAACGGTCCTTGTTAAGGGAAAGAAAGTAATCTTTATATCCACTCCAAAAGGTAAGAATCATTTTTACCAACTATCCTTACAACCTAACTACGATAATCGTTATAAATACTTCCATTATTCAAGTTATGATAATCCTATGATTGATGCGGAGGACTTAGAAGAGCGTAAACGTTCACTACCTAAACATATATTTGAACAGGAATATTTAGCGAAGTTTATTGATAATGCTAGTGGACTATTCAAGAACGTGGATAGTTGCGTAATTAAGACCGCTGAGCGTACTCAAAAGTTATTTGGAGGTCTAGATATAGGTAGAGCAGATGATTACACTGTACTCACTATTCTAAACAAGAACTATCAAATGGTATATGTTCAAAGGTGGAGGCAACAGGAATGGAGTAAGATAATAGATGAGGTTGCGACAAAGATAAGGGAATACAACGCTGAGATATTTGTGGAAGTAAATAACCAAGGGGATGTATTTTTCGAGATGTTACAGAATAAAGTATATAACAACGTACAGCCCTATGTAACCACAACAGCAACTAAACCAATTATGATTGAAGATTTAGCAGTACACTTTGAGAATAAGGATATCGGAATACTAAATGAAAATTGGTTAGTAGATGAATTAAATGCATTTACTTATATTTACAATGAAAAAACTAGAAGGGTACAATATGGCGCACCACAAGGCGTACACGATGACGGTGTAATGAGTTTGGCACTTGCAGTACAATCAATAAAGAAAAATCAATATGGCTATTTTGAAGTATATTAATATTAAAGCACCGAAAACATTAAACGATTTAAGGATTAAACATCTTAAAGCTTTAACGAATGAAAAGTATCAAAAGGCAATGGACTTAGGTACAATCATAGAGTTTATATGTTTAATTACAGGAGCTAAAAGAAACGATTTAAACAAGGTTAATATATCGGAGTTACGAAAGATTCATGAACACTGTATAGGGTTGTTTAAAGACTTTCAATTGACTAAACCAAAAGAAGAAATAACAATCAATGGAGTGAGTTATTTATTAGTTGATCCTTCAAAGGTTGGTATTGGTTGGCACATTGATATTAGTAACTCAGATTTACAAAACGATCCGAGTAGACTTGCAAGTTTAATGTATATCGAAAAGGGTACTACATACGGTGAACTTGATGAGAATTTAAACATGAGGTATAGCAATCAAGAACGTGCAAAACTCTTTGAAGAACACTTACCACTACCCGACTATCTTAATCTAGTTAGTTTTTTTTTGCGACAATCAATCGAATTAATGAGCAGTTATACGGTAAACAAGAAGATAAGGATAAACCTGATAAAGGCAGTGAGAGGTTTGTTTGGGAGAAACTAATCCACTATCTGAGTAAGGAATATAATCAAACGTGGGAGCAAATCGTTAAATGGAATATATTTACTTTCAATCATAGGTTAAAATTTATTAACTTTACCAAAGAACAAGAAATAAAAACAATCCAACGTGAGCGAAGGTGATATAGCAGCAGGTTTAGATTTTGGTAGAGCTGAAGATATTTTAAAGAATACTTCCGATAGTCCTATGACTAATCTATTGTTAGAGCTTACAAATGAACTAATAGCAGATTGGAGAAAGCAATTAGAAACGCCAAACTCAAAAGGTCACAAACCATACGCAACGGGTAAACTTGCTCAATCATTAGAGCCTTTAAAACTTTCTGAGAACTTAATAGCGACTACAGCAGAAAACCACTGGAAGTATATTAACTACGGTGTAAATGGTATTAAAGTTAATCGAGGCGCACCAACTCATGGACGTGCGCCAAAAGGAGATTTATCATTTTACGAGGCTATTTATAAATGGATAGGGGATAAAGGTATAGTTCCAAAAGAAGATGGAATAACACGTGAACAATTAGCAGGAATGATAGTTAACAGCGTACGAATGAAAGGGATTGAAGCCACTCACTTCTTTGATAAGGTACTAACAGAGCAAAGAGTAGATGAGATGAGTCAAAGAGTTAGCGACCTAGTAGGTGCAGCAATAAGAATAGTAATTAAAAAACCTAAATAATGGCAGTAACAATAACACAAACGCCAGAGAAATACACACCGAGTGATAATCCGATAGTGTACGTATTTAAGCAACCCTTAACAGTTAGCGGTAACACTAAGTACAATGTATCATTCGTTGTTGAAACGTTCGTTAACGGGGCTGCAATAGGGACTTTTGAGGTGTTCCCTGAGTTATCAACTAGCGACCACTTTGCTAAAATAGATTTAAGTGATAAAGTTAGGGCATATATTACTAATCATTCAGTAAGTAATTCAACAGCGTCACCTACTTTTTTATACGATACTCAAAACTACGTAGAAACTTATATAACCATTCAAGAAAAGTATTCTGTTTTTCCTGAAGTAGCTCCTGAGATACAGGTTGCAGTGACTACTAGCGGTGTGACTATACCATTTAAAGGGTCATTAAGTAGAAGCGAGTTCAAAGTTTGGGATTACACACTATACAAAAAAGGTGGTTTAGGTAGAAAGTTCTTAACAGATAAACCAAGTACTGATTTGTTTGGAGCTACTATTTATGCAGCGACAGAAAAAAAAGGAGGCACAACTATTTTGTCATGGTTGGATAATAGTGATTTAGATACACCAGCTAATTACAATGTAGTGTTTATTTACTTACTTTCAAGTGGTAACGTAACACAAACAACGACTTTTAATACAGCTTATCAGGGTGCGGTTTCTTCATTACGATTCAACTTACAAGAACAATTAGATTTAGGGAATATTACACAAGGTACTTATGATAATTGTACGGGTGTAACGATAGCAGTTCAAAACGTTTCTAACGTTGGTATAATGGGTGTTTATGGTATTACTTTCTCTGATGTTTGTTTTGATAATGGAGCTAACATACTTTGGTTAAATAAATACGGATCGTATGACAATTTTAGGTTTACATATAATTCGAGATACAAGGCTAAGATTGAAAGTAAATCATATAGCAAAAAGCAAGGTGAATGGAATGCAATAAGCAATAGCTATAACGTAAACAACAACACGTTTGGTAAAATAGACTACCTTAAGACTATCACTAAACAATTAGAGTTATCCTCTGACTGGTTAAATGAGACTGTTCAAAATTGGTTAGTGCAATTATATGAAAGCCCTTTGATTTACCTTAATGAAGGTACGGAAGTTGAAAACGTAGTAGTGACAGATTCAAGCTACCAAGTGAAACAATTTGAACACGATGAGTTGTTTAATGAAGTTATCAATATTGAGTTTACAGATTATAAAAGTATTTCATTATGAATAGTAGGTTAGTAGTTAATGGTTACGAAATAGACCTTTCAGAAAGTATTGCAGTACCTTTAAACCTTTCAATAACGGATATTAAAGAACCTGAGAAACGAAAACGTTCATTCTCAAAGACTTTAACGCTTGAGGGCACAAGTAATAACATGGCTTTCTTTATTGCGGCTTATTCGTTGGATATAAGTATTGAGGAAAGTACAAATATTCAATTTACACCGAACTTAAGATACGATTGTGAGTTTTTTAAGAATGACTTATTAGTGTTTAGAGGCAAATTCAAACTAAACGAGGTTAAGATATTAAATGGTAACTATACCTTTGATTGTAACCTGTTAAGTGATGCTGTAGATATATTTGCTAAGTTAAAAGATAAGAAACTAAACGAGTTGAATTGGTCTGAGTACGATCACTTACTAACTAGAACTAACGTTATTAATTCATGGAGTGAGGGTATTAAATTAAACGATGTAGATAATAGAAACTTTGGAGCTGATTCTAGAGGGTATCAGCCTAAATCATACGGATATATATACCCACTTGTAGACTATGGTTATAACTTGGTTGGTAATTCACCTTTGAATTTTAGAACTAATCAATTATATCCGTTTATCTACGTAAAAGAGGCGGTTAAGAAAACATTGGACTTTGCACTTGAGGGTACAAATATTGAAGTAGATTATACTACTACTTTCTTTGAGAACGAAAACATGAAGAAACTGATTTATGGTTTTGGAGGTGGTGAACAATTAAAGCTAAATGCAGACCAAATAAATGATTTTAAAGTAGATTTAGATGGAGGTTTATCAAGTCAAACTATAACAGGACTTGCAGTTTACAATAATATACAAGGATTAGGAAATTTTTTACAAAGGTATGAGTTTGGTAAAATTCATAATATCATAAAAGAAATAGGGTTTACTAGTACACCTGTTTTTGATACAAACACAATAAACACAAGTACGGGTGAAATAACAATAAACGCTGCCACAACTTATAAGGTTACATTTAAAGCGGATTTTTTATACAATCATACAGGTAACACAGTAGCGGCAACTTTACCTAAAATGGAAGTGTTTGTAGATGATATATCTGTAGCCTCATTATTACTAGGCAATGCAAAAGGTGTTACAATAACATACACTTTAAATACAAATATAAAATTAAACACTGGTCAAAAGGTAAGGTTTGAATTTGCTTTTAATAAAGCGACAGCTACAGATAGTACAATTGATTATGATTTCAATAATATAGAAATACTATTAGAGGCTGATAATTCTGCTATATTGACAGACAATTCACCAGTAACTTTATCGAGTGCACTTCCAGATATTAAGTGTTCAGAGTTTTTAAAGGGTATTTTAAACTTGTTTTATGCTTATATGTCCGACCCTATTTACGACCCTGTTACTAATAAGTCAACAATTTACATTGATTCGTTTATTAATTACTACTTACCTCAAGAAGAGTATGACAATTGGACTGATTTAATAGATGAAAATAAAGACATCACAATACAATCAAATAGCTTAGTTGAAGGTAATGTATATCAATACACATTTAGTGAGGAGAAAGACGTTCTAAACACGAAATATAGAGATTTAGTAGGTATTAGTTACGGTGAAAAGCAACTAGAAATAGATACGTGGTTAAATGGAGTAGTGAAATTCGAGCTACCTTTTAATACATACGTACCTTATAAGATTGAAAACAGCCTATTAATTTATCCTATGGTTAAAGAGCAAAGTATAGATTCTAATAATGTAACTGTAAGTAAACCTTATAAAGGTAAAGGAATGCTATGTTTTTACAATGGTTTAAGAAGTGGTGTTGTGAATATTTATAATGCTGAAGGTAGTGCAACAGGAGACTGGCAAATTAAATACGATTATCCTTTGATTCACCATTTAAGATTTAAAGACAACACAAACTTTGAGCCTTTATTTGATTTACACTTTGCACCTAGAAATGCAACCTTTGACGGTATTAAAGCAGTGCCTAGCGTAAACACGTTCACAAAGTATCATGAGAAATTCCTAAACGAAATAACCTCGATTGATTCTAAATTAGTAAATTTACATTTGAAACTTTCATATAAAGATATTAACGAGTTGGACTTTGCAAAACTTAAATTAATTGACGGGGTGTTATATCGATTGAACACAATTAAAGATTTTGATTCAGATGCCTACGGTACTACGGAGGTAGAACTAATTAAATACTTAGGATAATGGCAATAGTAAATGTAAAGCAATTCGAGGACTATATGTTACAATACTGGGACGTTAGTGTATCAGATAATTGGTATAATGGTTCGTACATAGAAGTCAACTCAGATGACACTACAACGGGTGAATTCAATACTCAAATAATTGTAGCAGAGCAAGGTGCTGGAACGTATGCAGCTAGTATATGTGATAGTGCAACCGATGGGGGCAAGACAGATTGGTATTTACCTAGTACAGATGAGCTAGTAGCCTTGTATAATTCGGGTGTTACAATGTCAAATATAGCATGGAGTTCAACGGAAGTAGACGGAACTGATGCCTACGTAGTAGACTTAGACACTGGAGATGTGTTAACCTTAGATAAAAACACGAGTACTTTGGTGTTTAAGTTTAGAAAAGAATATACAACAAGCTATGTAACGATTGAAAGAATGAAAGTACAATCGAAAAATGCGCCAATATTACGAGGTGGTGAAAATAACGCCGACGAGGATGTTTATAAAATGTTAGGTGGTGTAAATGGAATATCTAAAAATTCAAATATATTGAGCAATGAGTGATGAAACTAGAAGAATAATTATTAAAAGAGGTGCTGGAATACCTACAATTCCAACAAGTCCAGACCATAGAGATGGTAGTTGGTTGGCAACTGATATTTATATTGGTGAGTTTTACCAAAACATAACAACAGGTATATTGTACCAACGTTCAGAGGCTGGGATTTTAAGCTTACAGGCTTCAAGTGGTACAGGTGATGAATTTGTTTTTGTAGGTACAAAGGTTGATTTTCCAGAAGCGGTCGCAGGTGTTATAACGTTAGCTAATGATGTTACCTATTATATAACAGGTTTAGTTGACTTAACAGGTGATAGAATTGTAGCAGGTCAAAACACAACAATATTAGGAGCGTCTTCAGAAAATTGTATTCTTAAATCAACAGGTTTAAACTCATCCACTGCATTAATTACTTCGGTTTATTCTTTGCCAATGAGAAATATAACTATAACTCATGGTACTGCTTTAAATTTGGATGGGGATGCGACAACAACCGCCCTAGATTGGTTTGGTGTAAACTTTACCGATTGTGCAACTGTAGGAACTATTAAGGATTACACAAACTTTGTAATGAGCGACTCAGCTTTTTTAAATAGTGGTAACCTAACATTTGACGGAACAATAGGAACTATAGCAACAAGTAACTGTTTATTCGATTGTGCAAGCGGTTCTACTGCATTAATATTTCCAAGTACGTTGAATGTAACAAGAAGGATAAGAGTTATTTATTCATCTTTCGTCGTGTTGAGTGGTGAAACAGGAATAAACCTAAATGCAAGTGCAACTGTATCGAGTGAACGTTATATTTTAGATACTGTTAACTTTTCTGGTGGTGGTACTTATTTGGCTGGTGTAACATATACGGATAACAAGGCTTTATTTGTCAATTGCGTTGGTATTACAAACACTTCTACAAAGGGGTTTATGTATATGTTAAATAACGCTACAGATACACCTATCGGAGTTAGTAACGTTAACGTATGGGTAAAAGCAAGCGGAACGACTACGAGTGGAACGAACTCAAAGTTTACACATACAACTAATAGACTAACGTACAACGGAGCTTTTACAAACTCTTTTTTAGTTACGATTAACGCAACTGTAAGGAGTGCAACTTCAAATCAATCTATTTCAATTGGAGTCGCTAAGAATGGAACTATAATAGCAGAAAGTGAGGGTATAATTAGAACAGCAACCTCAAACGTTGAACATGGTGGAAGTACTCAAGCGGTTCTTGAAATGGTAGCTAATGATTATATTGAACTATTTGTAAGAAATACCAACTCAGCAGATGTAAGAGTAACAGATTTTAATTTTAATGTTATAAAAATACCCGTATAATGGCACAAGAAGAAATAATATTTAAAGTTGGTGTTGATACTGGTGATTCAGTTCAAGACGTTAACAAGGTAGGGGATGCAATTGAAAATGTAGGTAAGGACGCAAAGAAAACAGATGGGTCATTTGTTAACCTACGTAAGGAATTAAAACAACTTACAGTTCAATTACAAAACTTAGACCCCGCTAGTAAAGAGTTTGAAACCGTTGCAAAAAGGGCTGGTCAAATCAAAGAACAAATGCGAGGCGTTGCTGATGCTATCAACGATGCCGACCCTGAAAAGTTTGGTGGTAAGTTTCAACGTACAGCAGAGGGTATTGCTGGAGCTTTCTCAGCGGTTACGGGTGCACAAGCTTTATTTGGTCAACAATCTGAAGAGATTGAAAAGCAAATGTTAAAAGTTCAGGGAGCTATTGCTTTGACACAAGGTATTAG